GGAAAATCAGGATCGTTATGATGTTCGTCTACTTTAGTTTTATTTTCGGGAATACCTTTAGTAGCTACCGCTTTATCTTCTACTCTTTGTACTGCTTTTTTAATTAAATCTTCTACACCTGGTTTGTCTAAACTAAACATTCCGGTACCAAGATCAACAATTTCTACATCACCGTCTTTAGAAACCCAGTTACCGTTTTCGTAATCAATAACTTTTTTCTTTATTAATCCAAATAATTGTGATTTAGTTATTCTATCGAAGTGTTGCGCAGTGAAAGTAAATTTCTCTTGATCATCATATAAGTTAGTTATAGAAATTCTCATAAGTCCGTCTGCGAAATCTTTTTCAAAAATGTATCCTTCTTCAACAAAGGGATCATATTCACCTTTATAACCTAAAGAAGCCATAGTCTGTTTAATTGGAACTATAGCATCGTCAAAACTAATTTCGTTTACTTTAGCTTCGTCTGCTTTTTTTTTAGCTAATTTTTCTCTAAGAATTTCTTCAATACCTTCTTTAATGGTTTTAAATGAGCCAGTTACACCTTTAGCTTTAAATTCGCTAACGCCTTTTGGTTTTTTAGTACCAGCTTCTTTCTTACCTAAATCAACTTTAACATTAGATTTTGGAGATTTAATAGCTTCTTTTTTTAAATAACCATCTGCTTTTCTACCTTTCATTTCAGCTTTAAGATTTGGTTCAAGTTTTTTACCCTCAATCTCAATCTCTTTATAGCCTTCTGTATCATTTATTTTCTGGCCAGCATATAATCGAGTATAGTAATTAGCGTCTTTAGTAATATTTTTTAATACTATCTTTTGAGCAGCTAATACTTCATCTTCAGTCAAATCTGTTCTAACAGCGTTATCGGCCATGTCTAATTCGTAGTTCATACCCTTAGAGTATTCATATGGATTTACCATATCAATAGTCTTAGATATTACTTCAACATCGCCATATTTTTTACTATCGGCCTCATTGATAATACCTTTGTTTTTAAGGATTTTAACTGCGTCTTCATATGAGGTTAAATTATTAATCCATGGAAGATGAGCATCACGTCGTACTTCGTATAAAAATTTCTGGTTGCTTATATCACCAGATTTGTGTTTTTTATATAATTCTTTTGTTGTCATGTATATAAATATTAGCGACCTTGCCCACGATATGCTTTAGGGCGAGGAGAATGTTTGTTATAAGATTTTTGTGCGCTACCCGTTTTGCGTTTACCAAATACTAATTTTTGGCTACTACCTGCTGTTTTTACTTTTGCCATTATTGAACTAAACGTTTAATTTTATTATTTGTTTCTTGTACCTTAGCTGAAATTTTTGATAATGCTTCTTTAGTTCTATTTAAATAACGAACTTCGTTAACATCTGATTTCATTTCGGATTTCATTTTTTCAGTATAATCAACTAATTTGTTGATTTCATCTATTTTTCTACGAATTTCTCTAACCGCTCTATGCATTTGCTCACTTGGAGTTCTTACTTGAGTTGTTCTTTTAAATTCGCTATAATGACCTTCTTTTATTGGTAAAGGATTGGTTGTTTGTAAACCATTTGCTCCTGTTGTAGCACTATCAAAATCAGCATCGTCACTTGTTTCTTCATTCGTAACTTGTGATTTTAGATATTCTATTCTTTTTCTTAATTGATCAATTTGAGCATCAGCACCTTTACTTCCATATTGGTTAGACCAACGTACAAGTCTACGTAATTCATCTTCTAAATCAGATAGGCTATTGTAATCTGGTCCATCATCTTCCATATCAAACTCACCATATCCTTCCTTCATACCTAATGCTCTCTTTGTAATTATAATAGCATCAGAAGGTTTTAAAGCTCCCATTTCAACTGCTTTTAAAAGCACTTTAATAGAATCTTCTTCAGCACCTAGTTGTTTTAAAATACTAGCTAAAGAATCATATTCACCTGCTTCCCATAATTCCTTATAAGTAATAGCTTCTGAAGGGCGATTTGGGATTGATGGAGCAAAATGTGTTCCGAATGTTTTGTTGTAATCAGCTGCAACCTTAGGAAATGCTTTTGGTGCAGCATATTGAGCTCCAGTACCTGGAGTAGCAGATGCGGAACCACCAGTTCCGGACATCTCATTAGTTTTTTTCTTTACTAATCTAATTTTAGCCATTATTGACTTTCTTGAGTTCGTTAACTAATTCTTGGTACTGAAGTAAAGCTGAAATTTGTTCATCTTTAATTTTCTTTGATTCCAAGATTGGATTGATTAGTGTTATAACTTCTTGAACCTTAATTTTAGTTACAGGTTCGTCTATTGTTTTTAACATACCAAGTAAATCTAATTTAACTTTTTGGAATTTTTCATTTAAAAATTTCTTTAAGTTAGTAGAATCAGATACACTTTGGATATATTCTTTTAATACTTCTTTTTGTTCATCAGTTAAGTGAGCAAACTTTTTATTAAAATTATCAAGCATTACCTTTTGAACAAGGAAACGTGTTCCTCTATCTTGTTGTAAAAATTCTTCAACAAGTGGTGACAAATGAGCAGCTACCGCACTTCGGGTCAGGTGCTCTAATATATTAATCTTACTTGATATAATTGTCTCGGGATTCTTGAATTGTTTATCTGAATATGATTCAAATAACACGTATATTGAAGCTAATGTCTTGTAATTATTGATTTTGGCTTTGAAGAAATCATCAATATCATAATTGTTTTTGATTTCTTTAATCAAATTAAATTTCTCTTTATTTAATTGTGTTCTGTCAATTTTCACTGATAAATCTAATGCAGTTGAAATAACTACGTTAGCTTTTTGTTCAGTTAATTGTTCAGAATTAGCAAGAGTTTGATACAATTTATTTTCTTTGGCAATTTCAGAGTTCATGAAATATTTTTTAATCAAACCCAATGCTTTGGAGTTTTGATTAGCCATTGAATCCGCCGTAATCTGGCGAACCAATAATTCAAAAAGAATACCGGTATTTTTAAATTTACTATGTTTAACTTTCATATGTAGAATGCTACTAATTATAAATATTTGAATTACTTAATTTCTTCGCGGATATTATCCTCGTTTAGTAAACCACTTTGTTCAAATAAATTAATTTTTCGCGAATTTTTCAAATTATCAAACATAGTTTTATTTTGTAGGAACATGGTTTTTGTTCCGGCAGATTCAAGTCTCATGTTATTGCTTGTGTTTGCACGGGTTTTAACATTATATTTATCCATTCCATCGGCATCTTTACCAGGACCTTTAAGATCATTTTTACCCAATCTATCGCGTCCAAAATTGCTATCTTGGTCGTTATGATCAACACCTTTTTCTGGTCTTCCAGGAATTGGTTGTTCAGGATATTCATCAGTTTTTTCATCATATCCTTTAGGCACATCTTCTTGTGTAGTTGCATTTTGTCTACCTTTACCATAAAGCGATGCTAATTGGTGAGGTGTACCATAGGCTTGACCTGATTCTAATGGATCGTTACCCTCAGTTTTAATTTGTTCGTATCTAAACTCACGTTTTTTATCTTCGGCTAATAAATCTCTAATTTCACTAATTTCATCTTCAGATAAGTGTAAAATATTATCATAAATCCAATCAGTAGGCATTAAGTTATTTTCCATAATACTACCCGCTAATTCGATCTTAGACTTCAATAATTCAATACGTTCTTGATCGTATATAATTGATGGTGTAGTTAATGATAATTCAAAGTTTGTTAATTGTTCATTGGTATATCCTTGAGAATATAAGTGAACTAAACCAATTTTGGTCAATTCACTAACCAATATCTTTTGGATACGCTCAATTGTACGAGCGAAACGAATATCTTCAGCCGCTAATGTAGCTTTACCGCTTAATTCACCTTCATAGCCTAAATACGCTTTAGGGATTTTTAAAGCGGAGAAAAGTTTATCACGTAAGTATGTTACGTCTTCAATAGCCGCATATTCAAGACCCTTTGTAGTGTCAATTTTGGTCGTTTGATCACCACCGCGAACTGGGATGTAGAAATCCTCAAGTACGTTCTGCATGTTGTATCTTAGGTTATATTGACCAGTTTGAGGATCAACTACTGGAGTTTTCTTCATTTTGTTGATCATCTTCTGCATGTAACCTTCTACTTCGTTAGGTGGAATATTACCTACGTTAACATAGAATACTCTCTTTTCAGGAGCACGAACAATACGATGGATTAACATCGCATCTTCCATTAATACTAATTGCTTATATAATTTACGGCCTGGTTCTAAGTAAGAACGGCCATAAGGTAAATAGTTAAAGTCACTTAATAATCTAAAGTGAGCCATTTCGTAGTTATCAAAATAAACACCCTTACCTTCTGAATCAATAATAGGAGTTGACAAAACATATCCTAAAGGTGATGTTGCTTGTGATGATGGGTCATATTTGAAACGTACTGATTGTGGTTTTTGTAAGTCATATCCTTCTTCTCTTAAAATGTTATAAGATGAAAACGGAATAACACTATACACACCAAACTTTTCACTAATTTCTAATTTAAGATAGAAATCACCATACTTACACATGTTACGAGTCCAAGACCACAAATTAAACTCAATGTTTAATATATCGTAGTATAAGTTGTATAAAATCTTTTGAATTGTTTCGTCACTACTTCTAATTTGTAATACTTCACCTTGCTC